ACAGAACCAGCTGTTGGGTAAATTGTAACAGTAGTTTTATCAATAAATCTTTGAATCCAAAATTGGCTTGGAGTTCCTTTAACTAATTTATTTGAAAAAGCAGCATAAGTATCTCTACTAACTTTTGTTAAAGGTAAATCAGTTTGTTCAGTTGTATTATAATCACTTCTATAAGAAGCTGACATAATATCACTTATGCCATATATACCATTAGTTGGGGCTGTTGTGTGGCTGGTTCCGTCTGAACTGTTTCTATAAAAGGTATAAGTTGTTGCACCTTCAGTTAAATCAATATTCGTGTCGCCAACTTCCCAAAAATGAAGTCCTCTATTTCCCCATTCTTGAAAAAGAATATT